ATGGCAGCCACAAGCAGATCCTTGAACTCGTCGCGAAGTGCGTTGCCGCTGAAACCAGTCGTAGCAGCAAAAGCTCGCGCCTGCAGGTCGGCAGCAATGGCCAGCTTTTCTGCAGCGGCGGCTTGCCGGTCCGGGGCAGTGGCTTGTGGCAGCGGAAGATTGTCAACAACGGGGGGAGTGGGTGTAGCCATAAATACCTTAAATGGTTCCGACCAAGAGGTCGAGTTGGGGGGCGTCGAACCGCAGCGTTGCTTGCGCAGTGTGCTGAAAACGGAAAGCTCTTTTCACGAATGAACCTAGCTGGGCAACAAAAGACTTCGGCTGAGAAGTGTCCACTGTGACCCACGGAGTCCAAGACCTGTAGTTGTCGTCAGACCAAGAAATCTGGATCGACCCCGCAGACGACGGATCTGACTTGTCAATGTTGAGGTAAAGGCGCTGGAGCACTTTTGTCAACTGCGAGCCGAAGTCAAGCGGGGCGGTCTGGAGAATTGCGGAGATTGCCACGCCCGTCGCAGGGATCGAGTAGATAGGGTTGCTGTCGATCACCCACTGCCCGTAAGGAAGAAGACTCCACTGCCCAGAGTACGTGAAATCCAGCAAGCGATCGACCCCGCCTGGTGTCTGGCAAGAAGCGAGAAGAAAGGGAGCTTGCTGGAAGAACGACCACGAGCCAGATTCGACATCGACAACGAGGCTTGGGTACACGAGTCCTGTGCGCCAGTCCGTCGCTGGAACAAGGATGTTGCCGAATGCTCCGACCGCGGTCGTGACGTAAGTCAACTGGTAGAAGACGTGCCCCGCCATGGAGTAGACAAACCCCACGAGGTCTGGGAGCGCGCCATTCCCCACCGTTGCCTGCGCCAACAACCACCTGTCAATGTAGGGATTGGAAAGAGATTGCAGCTTCATGCCCTGCAAGCGAACCACGCTCGGCCCACCTTCGGTAGACCAGGCAACCCACAGAAGATCGTTTCCTGAGCGCCTCACGCTGTGTGGGTAACGACAGCCGATGTTCAGCTTGGAGTTGGGGACCGGGAGAAGCGGAGACCCTGTGGGGTTGGCCGCGTCGTAAAAGAACTCGATCGCGCGATCTTTCAGAGCAACAACAAACGAGAGATGCTTCGCAAGCGCCACTCCTGTTCCAGGAGAATCCTGCGCCTGAATCAGGTTGAGGGCAGACCAAGTCGTCAAGTCATTGATCGCACTGCCGTAGATACGGCACTGAGCATCCATCACGTAGAGCGTGCCGTCGAGGTAAGCGCTGCCGGGCACTGTCGTCCCTATGGCGACGTAATTGGCTGCCGTGATCTGCGCCCAAGCGCCAGCCGAAGAGTAGGTATATCCCGCAGTTCCGTTGCTCGCGTAAGTGAAACTGGGAGTCCCATTGGTCTCATCAAACCAATACATCTGACCGACGACGGAGACTGGGAAGCTCCCCACTACGGGCACTTCATTTGCAAATGCGCCTTGCTCCGTGATTGTGACACGAGTTCCATCTTTGCGAATGAAAAACCCTTGGCCGTGATAGTTCGCCGCACCGGAAGTAGAAAACCGCTGCGCCCACCCTTGCCGTTTGACCGCAGACACGCCGCCGATGGAGTCTTTCTCAGCGTAACAGTTGTACATGTACGGACCCTTGGTGTAGTCGTACAGCACGGGCTCGGTGACCGGAGGCCAAGGCATTTCTTTGGGGGCAGGCATCTCAGACGAATCCGTTGTTGCTGCTCAGTCGGGAGTCGGCAATGAAGTAGACAGGACCGTCTTCCACGTCCCAATTCTCTAACTCGTCCAGGTAAGTCTTTTTCTGCGCCATGCACTTGGCGATGATCTCTTGCGGCTGGCCGGTGCCGATCTCAAACGCCAGCCCCCACATCAGGCCGAGGTACCACTCGGGCGGAAAAGAGATGGTGTCTGTCAGCGACACGGCCTGCGCAATCTGTTGCTGCAGCACGAGGTGAACGCTGCCCAGCGCTGCGTTGGCGTCAGGTACCGGCCAGAGGTTGACGTTCAATGCCAACGACTGCTTGTCAACGAAAAAATTCAGCGGCGTGCCCGTGTTGTTTGCCTTTTGGAGGCTTACCCACTCTTGCCACGAAACAGGGAACATCGGAACGACGTTACCAGAAGCGTCCAAGTAGTAGGCCAACAGAACCCGCAACGGCTTGACCATTGCGATGCCTGCGCCAGCGACTGCCGCCGGGCCAAGAGTGTACGCGTAACTTCCTGCCGTAAGGGTCAGCACAACGTCAGCATTCGTAAAAAGCTTGAGCCCTCGCGTTTGCTGGAAGTTGACCAGCGTCGTCAGACGGTTCAGCCCGTTGGCGTACTGAAAAGAGTTGAGCTGTTGCCCAGCCGCCACCAGCCCCGCCTCGGTGTAGGCTTCTTGAATCAGTCTTCCGACCGAGTTGAGGTAGGTGGGGGTGGTCACTCAAGCTCTCCCATACGGTACTGCTTCCAGCGCTTGTACAGCCAGTCAGCGATCAGGAAGAGAGAGTAGACAGAAGCCAGCATGGCGGCAACATCGCTCCACGCATGGATGCCGAAGGTCTCAAGTAACTTTGACACAGTGACGGCTCCCCAGGCCAGGATTGGATGCACCAAGGAATGAGGCGCGTCGTGCGTTGTGGCGGTGTCGCTCATCACACCCCCATGATTACTTGGAGGCTGGTCGGCGAGCCCGTCGAAGCAGTCAAGCCCGCTCGGACGTAACGCCAGGGCGAAATGACAAGCCCGCCGTCGACCGCAAGCGCAGTGCCAGTCAAGCTCAACGTCAACAGAACTGTTGCGTTCCAGTTCTGCGCGTAGAAGTTGGACTGCACTTGGGCGGTGGCCGTAGCCGCAACGCTCAGCGTACCGGAGCTGCCGTCAGCTGCCCGAGCACTCAACGTAGTGCCCAGCGGAATGCCGGGGCCAACAACCAAAGCTCCGACGTGAATAGCAAGCAAAGATCCGGCGGGCGCCGTGATCGTCGCGCTGGCGTTTGTGGTGCCGATGCTGAGGCCAGGCGCCTGGTTGTTGCCACTGAAGATGAACCCTCGTCCGGTGTTGTCGTCCATCGAACCCTGAATAACCAGCGTGCCCGTGACGGCAGCGGCACCGAGAAGGACGGCCTGGAAAGCGGAGTAAATTGCTTCCTTGTAAATGGGGAGAGAGAAAATGTTGTTGGCAGGGTTGATGTAGCTCGTCGGCGCATTGCTCGCATTGACGGCCCCGGTGGCCCAGCCAAAGAAACGCGGCTGCTCGCCGGCTTTCAAATACATTGCTTGGGATGATCCCATGGTCATGACCTCACGTGTTTCGACAGATCAAGGACAACAGTGAAAAGACCTTCACCGAAAGCCTCGAGACAGAGGTGCGCACCGGCTTCTTTGGAAGGAGCTTGCAGACCCTTCACTTCCGAGAAGTCGATGCGGCTTCTGCCTGCCAATGGAAGAAAAGGCCACGGAGCTTCAATCCCACCCCACCCCAGTAGCACTTCGGTCTTGTCTTGCACCGCCCAGTAAGCGGCATCAACAACAAGGTACTCAACGCGGTGCTGCAGCTTTGCGGCGTCGAGGATCTCCACCCAACTGAAAGGCGCATAGCCAGTCAGCTGAAGGGCACAGTTCTTCGGGCCGTCGTGGGTGACGAGAGTGTGAAGTCCCATGGCCGCGCCTTAGTTGATTTCGCAGCCGACCGTGAACTCGTCGAGGTACAGCGAGCGGACGTTGACCGTGGTGTTGGCAAACCCTGCCACGTAGCCCAACGGGACCAGCGGGAGCATGTTGATCGGGTTGCCGATGGGCGGCTGGAAAGTGGCCAAGCCCGCAGCCAGCTGCACGGTCGAGTAGAACGACGGCGAAGACTGCGTCGTCACGTTGACAGTCGCGCCAGCCGTGACGCCGACCACGCCCAAGTTTCCTGCTGGGCCGCCGACGATCGACATGACTGCCCTGCCATTGACACCGACGTACAAAGTGTCTTTGCCGTTGTACCAGAACTGGAAGTTCAGCAGTGGTTCAACTTCGACATAAGTCAGGACCGGACCGCCGTTGGTGAAGGACGCCGCCGCCGGGTTGGTCGCCGTGATGCCCGCCAAAGAAGCGTAGGGCAGGCCCGTTGACTGAATCGGCACCGAGGGGTTGCCTTGGGAGTTGGCCGTGCTGCCCAGCATGCAATTACCGATGTTGAAGCCTGCTTGACCCGACGTTGCCGTGGACAAGATGAGCGGCTGCCATTCGTACCCAGCGCCTGGAGTGGCGACCGACAGGGCCGTAAAGACGTTGCCTGCCACAGTGGCGCTGACAGTGGCATTCACGCTGTTCGTGTCGTTGAACAGGCCAGACGGAAGAGCCAAGTCGCCAATGTTTTGGAACGTGGTCGTGACGCCCGCTTTCTTGATCACGAAGTGAACGGCAGTGCCGCCCGCTGGCTTGATGAAGTAGATGCCGTTGGCGGCCGTCAACGGGGAGACCGTGTCGTACAGACCCCAATAGATGTTGGTGTCGTTCGCGTTCTGGACGGTGCGCGGGTAGGCCAGGCGCGTATCGCACCACAACTGATTCTGGAGCATGGCCTGAAAGCCGTTGCCGCCGCGCGCCAGGAACATGGTGTCCGTTGCGCTGGCGCTGGTGGCCATCTTGACCGAGCCGCCGACCTGAGCAAAGGAGGCCACCGTGCCAGCGACGGCAGTGGTCAGCGTGTAGTCGGACGCGCGGTAGGGAATGAAGTCCTCGTTGATCGTGATTTGCGAAGGCGCAGGCGCCGTCGGGAAGGTGTTGAGGATGTGCTTCTGGGGGAAAGTGGAAACACTTTGCGGGAAGCGTGCGGGACGTGAGGGCATGTCGAACTCCTAGGGCGCTTGGGAAGCGAGGTAATTAGCCTCGCCCTGGGTTGGTGTGATCGGGTTCCCCCGATGTAATGCGATCGGGTTACGGCCCGTTGCTGCCGATGATCGCGCGGGGGTCAGTGCACCCCAACGAGAACCGCATGTAGGTCGCGGCCTTCGCGTTCTTCGTGTCGAAGTCGTTGTCTTGGTCAAACATCGGCTGGTCGCGCCAGAAGAACTGCAGGCCGTTCATCGCGTTGGTGCGGACGAACCAGGCGTGCGGCGCCGAGAAGTAGTGGTTCATGCGGATGCCCTTGGGGAAGGCATTGGTTGCTTTCAGCACGTTCAGGGCGTTGTTCGTCGTGTCGTTCTGAAGGACCGATTTCAGGATGCGGTTGGCGTTGTACCACTCCTGACGCGGCACGTGCAGCGACATGGGCATGAAGTTCACCAGCAGACCGCGGTCCGTGGTGAAGCCCATCAGCTGAATGCACACGTCTTCCAAGCTCGCTTCGCTCAGGTCCGCCGCCGGAGACAGGGCGTTGCTGAAAGAGCCGCCGGTGGTGAAGGGATGCGCCGTCGAGATCAGCGGCTGCCCATCGGCCAACGCGTAGGACGTGTTGAAGGCGCGGTTGTAGAACCCGGCTGCGATGTTCTCGAGCGTCTGCACCATGGAGAAGGCGTTGGCCTTCGCCCGGCGCATGGACACCGCTTCGTACAAGTTGTCGCGCAGTTCTTCGTACGTGACGACGTAGCCCAGCGCGTAAGCGATGTGCACGTACCGAGTGACCGGGCCTTGCACTTCTGAGTCGTACGCGATCGGCGAACCTTCTGGCTTGACCTGCGCCAAACCGAAGCCCGTGATCTGCACGTCTTCTTCGTACGCCTGATCCGACTCGTCGATGTCGAACAGATCCGGGTACTCCGGCGGGTGTTCGTTGAAGACCTGGCCCCAGAAGGCGTGGACGCCTGGCCAGAGTGCCTTGGGGTGTGAACCCGTGGTGATGATGCCACCAGCTGCCATATCAGTGCTCCTTGTGTCGTTTCGAAATCAGTAGCCGACAATGCCGCCGCTGAAGTCGTGGTTGTTGAGGGTCACCAGCAGGCGCTGGTAGCTGGTGTAGTTGGCGTTGTCCGGCCGTTGAACCGCCTGCAGAACTTTCAGATTCAGCGTGGCGGTCACGGCATAGGAGGACGAGTCCAGCGTCACCTGCGAGACGAAGACGCCGGTGGGGATCGCGTTGAACTTGAAGTTGGCGTTCTTCGTGATCTGCGCTGCCGCGCCCACAGTGCCGGTCGTGTCTTCCTGGATCTCGAACACCACATCAGGGTCGTCAATGACGGCGACGTAGTAGTTCGAAGTCTGAGCGCCAGAAGGCCGGAAGGTCTTGGTCAGGTCGTTGGCGTTGATGTAGGGGCCGCCCTGGTAGACTTGCCCAGGAGCTGCCAGCATGACGCCGACGACGACGCCACGACAGCTTGCGCCGGTAGTGGCTCGCGTGACGTAAGGCAAGCCGCCGGTGTCCGCGAAGTTGGTGGCGTCGATCTTCACCGGATCGCCGACGTAAAAGGCGTTGGTGTCAGTCGCTGTGATGCCGTAGAGACGGGCTTGGCCGTTCCAGTAATTCCCGTTCCGGTACATCACCGGAGTCAGGCCACTGGGTGCGTTCAGGTTTGCCATGATTGGTTAACCCTTTCGTGAGTAGGTGGATTTCATGCTGACGGACTTGACGTAGCGATGACGGTCGTCACCGCCGGTAGCTTGCTTGCCTTGACGCATCGCTTCGTCAAGTGCATCGACTCGTTGTGCTGACGACGCTTGGTCAGCCAAAAACCACTCGTTGCGCAGCTTCATCAGGAACGCACGGAGCGGCGACCCGTCTGCGTTGGCCCCGACAACCACAGAGACGCGAGACCCCAGGTCCGTACCTTGGCCCAGAGCAGAGCCGGCCAGATCGGGCATGGTGATCAGAGCTTCTTCTTGAGACACGAACTCATACCCGGCTTGCTGCGCCTGCATGATGCGGCCGGGGTAGTCGTTGATCCAGTGGCTGTGCATACCCGGAAGTTCTGGCGTAGCCAGTTTTGCCCGAGGCACTGACATCGGAATGCGGGAGCGGGCTTCACCTGCTTCGGCCAACTTGTCTTCGGCAGAGTTCGCCGGGTTGATGGCAGCAGATTTGTTCGCCTCGGATTCGAGGATGGCTGAGGCGCGAGCGCCGAATGATGGGGGGTTGCTCATTTCAGGTCCAGTCGTACTTGCTCACGTAGTCGCTGCGATACTCCGCAACGGTCTTGAAGGGCTTGCCAGTTCCCGCCAGCTTGGAAGCGAAACGGTCACAGGCAGCTTTGGCGTCAGCTGGAAGGTCGGCGTAGGACTTGCCACCAGACCGGCTGGTCTGACGTGTCCCGCCCTCAACCCCACGAGTCGGACCAGAGAACTTCTTCTCAACTTCCTTGGTCACCAGATCCAAGAACTCGCGACCCACGACTTTCGTCGTAGCGCGCAGGTACTGGGAAATGCCGGTGGCATAGGCTTGTTTCTCTGGGTCCTTCAACCAAGTGGCGTTGTCGTCCAGCCAAGAACGAAGAACGGGGTCGGCAGGGGCTCCCGCAGGCGCGGGTGACGGCGAAGGCGCGGGCGTGGTGGGCTGCTTCCCGAGGCCTGTCGGCGCGTCGGCCGCCAAGGTCTCAAGCGCATCTTCCAGCACAACCACGCGCTCGCCGTCGCCCTCTTTCAGAGCTTCTCGCCGCTGGTCCTTCAAGTCCTTCACGGCCTTCTCATAGGCGCGTTGAGAGACTTCGTCGTGGTACTTGCGAAACTCCGCCATCGACTCTTGAGCTTCTTTCAAAGACCCGGTGATTTGCGTCACTTCGCCTTTGAGGGCTTCGATCTGCCCCAGCAAGCGCTCGTTGTTCTTGCGCAGGATGGGCATGACCGTCTCGCCGCGATCGACGAAAGTTTCGGCGGAAACCCACTTGTCCGGGTCGCCGCGCCACTGGTCGAGGGGCGCCCAGCCCATTTCCTTTGCCTTGGTTTCAGTGTCCATCACTCTTCTCCTTCGTGATGACCATGAAGATGTCGGAGTCATTTACGACCCGATACTGCTGGTCATCGGCAGGGCCTGTCAAGGAGTAGCCGGCCCACTTTGAAAAGAGGACGCGGTCTCCCGGCAAGGCGCGTGGCTCGGATTCTTGCCGCCAAGCTTCTGGCCCGACGGAAATAACGATGGCGCGTTGCTCTGCCAGTTGGTCTTTCTTGATTGTCTCGTTGGCGAGGATGATGCCAGCAGCCGTCCTCTCTTCGACGGCGTAGGGACGCACCAGCACAGCGCGTCCACGAGGGGTCACGCCTGAGGTGTTGGTAGTGGGTTCACTCATTGGTCAGCTCCGAAATTAGTTGCTCGTAGTTCAGTTCATCAATGGCACGGTACGCGGAGATTTTTCCGAGGACTCCGAGCTCAAGCTCTTTGTCACGTCGGTACTCCCCCCGCGCCCATGTCTCCTGGGCCTGCTTGACCTGGAGATCCAGGACCAGCAGGACCGCCTGCGTTACCGGATGGTGCCGCCATTCCTGGAAGGCCTCCGGCGTCAGGTGCTTTGGCTCCATCTTTCTTTGCTCCTAGCATCAACTCAAGATAGGCGCGGTGGCTCTCGTCAACGGACTGCAAGACCTTGATTTGAGCTTCAAACGCCTTCAATTCGTGGGCCGCTTGCGCGGCTCCCACTGCCGAGAGGATCTCAACGCATTGCGCTTTGAGCAACTCGATTTCTGCCTGGACCTGTTCGCGCGAGGCGATGATGTCCATGATCTTTTCTTGCTGGCGGGCCTGCATCTGGGCCATGACCTTTTTGAGGCCGCCTTCTTGTCGGAGTTGCTCCAGCATGACCTTGGGGTGCGGTGCGGGAGGAACTTTCTTCGACCCGAGGAACATGCGCTCCACATTCTCCACGCGGAGGGCGCGAAGCCAGTTCATCTCAACTTCGTCTTTGTCGTAGCCAGGAGTTGTGGCCGCTGACTGCTTCACCATGGAAGCCTGCTGAACTCGCTGGCCATCTGAAGAGAGGTTCGGATCGGCGGCAGGCCGCACCGACTCCTCTGGGAGCTGGAAATCTTCGCGGCTGATCCAGCCGTTCGACTCGCCGTACTTCGTAACAGAAAGGGGGACGTGGCGGCGATTCAGCAAGTACATCAGCTGAAACTCTTGCTTGAACGCACGCCAAACTCGCTTGAAAATGGCCGAGTTGATTTTCATTCCCTGCTCCGCCATCAAGCGAGAGGTCTCTGCGGGAGTGTTCTGGCCTGGGTTTTCCCCGACCATGATGTCGGTTGAGCCAGAGATCCGGTTTGTGTAGTCGACGAGCAGGCCTAAGAGCTGGAAGAGTGTGCCGCTGGGTTCTCGCACAGGGAAAGGAACAATCCCCTTCTGCAGATCTTCTCCGATCGAGTCAACCCTGTTCCACTGGAAGGGAGAGAAGGATTGCTGCCCGCCGCGGATCTTGACGCCACGAGCAAGAAAACCGCCTGCAGTTGTTTGCAGGGTTCCGGCGTCGATCAGCTGGTTGATGATCGTGTCGATCGACTCGTTCAGAGGCCCCAACAAGACGCCGAAGCCCATGTCGTAGACGCCGCCATCCGGCTGCGGGATGAAGGGGATCTTGACCCAGAAGCGATCTTCTTCGATCCGCACGATGTCAGAGGTGAAGGGAGCGCCGTCCCAGACGATATCCCGCGGAAGGAAGTTGGCGACGATGCGCGCAACCCAGCCGCTTTCCCGCTCGACGGTGATGATGTAGGGTTCTTCGTACCCATCGCCGTCTAAGTCGAGGCTGACCATCTGTTCCAGGAAATGGAACGGCGTCACGTCGTCTGGTCGAGCTGGCCTCACCTGTCCAAGGCGTTTGTCCCGCCGCGAGGTGTCGGGACCGCTCGAAGTAGAAGGACCTGCGTCAAACCAGCTTTCGCCGGAAGGGTCCCGGAACAGACCAGTCTTCCAGCGGGTGTGGATGTCGTTCCTGGTGAGCGGAAGGACGTGAGTCCGCCTTGGGGCGTCGTCAACCGACTTTGCCCAGTAGTTCACGACAAAGTGTTTCGCCGGAACCAACTCGGAAATGTTTTGTTGTTTCGAGCCGTTGCGGTAAATCTTCTTGAAGGCGCAGCCAACAATGGGAACTTGCAGCAATGCCCGATCCGTTTCCTCCTCCCAGGAGTCGGACTCTTCCAAAAGCTGGTAGCTCATGTACTTGGCGACTCGGTCGGCAGACTGGCGAAGCTTCCCTTCGGGGTCGGCGCCAACAACACGCATCTTCACGATCTCCGGCCCTTGGATCAGGAGCGGATAAGCGCGTGCGTGCCACTGCAAAGCGGCGATGGTGACCAAGGGGAATTTGACGTTCGAGGCGCCGGCCCAAGGAAACGACTTGGCCTTCTGAACTTGGAGCGCCAAATCAAACGCAGCCTCGGTGCGACGCTTCCAGGCGTCACGAGACTTGTCGTCTTCTTCGTAACCTTGTTTGACGCTGAGGCCGATCGAAACAAGTTCTTCGCCAGAGAAGAACTCCGCAGCGTTTGCTGCGTTGATGAACTCTTCGCTGAGGGTGATCGTGACGTCTTGGCTCATTGCTGGTTAGGCACGACGGCCAAAAAGTAGACGATGGAAAGAGTCTCTGACGGACTGGTCAAAGGGACGGAGACGTTGATCTGGTAGATCGTCCCGGCCACGCCACCTGACTCCGGAACCTGCAGTGTGTCCGAACTCACGATCGGCGTGCCCAAAACAGAAGAAGGAGACGCATCAACTCCGCTGTAGACGGAGATGGTTGCGACAGGCGTGCCGTAGCTCTGATTGACCTGCCGATAAGACGAAAGGTCAATCCGCTCCAACCGGCTCTCAAGCACGGTCTTGGGGTACGCCTGGACGGTCAGCACGCCGGCTTACTTGGTCAGAGTTGGCTTGACGCTGTGGCTGCCGAGGTGCCCGTTGCGTGGCGCCTTGAGGCCGTCGTCTTGCGGGAACACAGTGGAGTAGCTGCCTTCGGCCAAGCGATGCTTTGACACGACCTTGACGGCATGGTTGCCTGCGTTCAGGCGGCCGGACTCGGATTTGCGGGTGGGAGAAACGTGTGCCATGACGGACCTTTCAGCAGCAGCCAGCGATTTGCTTTCGCTGCGTGATGGGAGTTGCGGGAGTGGGCGGCTTCTGGCCGTGGTCGCCCTTCACGGGGGGTTTGGTGGGCTTCTTCATTTTGCCGCAGGAGCCGCGAGCGGCGCTTTGGCAGGAAAGCGCTTCTCCAATTCAGCGGCCACCAAAGCGGCCACCAGAGTGGAAGTGGTCTCGTCGACGTGCTTGACGAGTGCGCCGTGAAGTTCTTCTGTCGCCACGTCAATCGCTTCTTGGTTGTTGCGGTTGACGAGGGCGGCGGCAAACGAGGCCAGAAAAGAACGGAAGGACATAGAGTGTTTCCTCAGTACCCGGTGGTTGAGTTGCGACCAGAGGACAGCCGGGGGTCTGCTCTCTGAAAGGCGATTTCTTCTTCTGTGTCGAAGTCGTCTTCTTCACTATCAGGCATGTCGTCAAATCCGAGGGAGAGAAGAGCCGCGCTGTCAAACTGATCGTCGAGGGTTGCGTCCGAGTGGCCAGTGAATCGCAGCATCTCGTCTTGCATGCCCTCGAACCAGTGCGCTTCGTGCTCCCACCTGGTGGCGGAGGCCCGCATACGAGCTTGCAAAGAGCGGCCTCGAGAGGCCTTGTCTGTGATCGACTTGCGCTCAACAAAGTTGATATACCGACCTTCGCGCAGCATTCGTTTTTGAATCTGCGGCCAAAGGGCTAGCCAAATTTGTCCGTGCTCAACAAAGAAGACGTCGGGTTTCCACTGCTCCCAGACAGCCCAAATTTCGTCCACAATCTCGAGGGAGTCCCAACGACCCACTCGCTGGTCGAGGAAGCAAAGAAGGTTCTCTGTTGTCATCCCTCCGACTGTGAAGGAAGTGCGGTTGGCCCGGTCTTTCTTGGAGATGGCGAAGTCGGCTGCAGCTGCGATCGTCTTGTGCGCTTCTCGGTGGCTGTCGTTCATCGCAATGAACCAGGCGCGCTGGAGGTACGCTTCGGAGTTGTCCAACGGATCGTTCAGATACTCTTGCGAATACCCTGCGGCGTCTTGACGATCCACAAAAACTTGACGGACCCGACGCAGCTCTGTCTGGTTGAAAGCTTCTGGCCAAAGGATGTTTTCGAAGTCGTCGAAGCCGGCGTGCGCCTTGTAAAAAAGCGTTTTCCAGCTGAGCGACTTCATGATGTGGGCCAGGAAGGAGTCGACGTGCAGGATCGTTCCGTGCCAACGAATTTTTGCCCCTCGCCTGCCGATCGGCAGAAGAGCGCGAAGAACCCAGCGAGAAAACTTCTGGCGTCGATCGAGGGAAGCGACCTGTTCGTCTTCTTCCATGTCGTCGCAGATGATGAGTCCGGGGCGCCGGCCATTCCACTTGAGGCCCCGCAGCTTTTGTCCTGCGCCGCGGGCGAGGAAGCGGAACTCGTACCCGTCGTTGCACTTGACAACGATCTCTCCTTTGGAGTCGACCAAAAATTTGGAGATGCCAAACTCGACGCGGATGTCTTCGTTTTCCCGAAGTTCTTTTGCGATGTCTGTGAGGTGAGACATCGAAAGCTCTTCTGTTGCGGACACGATCAGAATGTGAGACTCGTGTCGGAAGAGGGCGGCGGCTAGGCCGAAGTCATGGGTGAACGCGGTTGACTTGGCGTGGCCCCGCGGAGCCGCGATCCCTGCGAGCGGCGCGTCGCTGCAGTACAACTCCCACCCCTCGCGGTGGAAGGCCGGCGTCGGAGCCGGGTTGTCGTACATCGGAGAAAGGAACACTCCCGCAAAAGCCTCAACGACTCTTGCATTGAAGGGGATGGCGAACTTGGTCAATGGACCTCGCGGCTCTCAACGTCCACGACGAGACCGCCTTGAAGTGCTTGCAGCCGATGGGCCAAGCTGGCAATCCGTTCTTCGCTCGCCACAAGAACTTGCTGTGGGGCATTCCCTCCAAGGCCGAGCGCTTTGGCTCCGAGCGCGGCGGCGTCCAACGCCAGGCGGTCTGGAACCATAGACGAGTCGCGCTCGAGCTTTTCTTGCAAGACAGTGAGTGAACGAACGGTCAGCGCTTTGAAGCGTTCATTCAACGTCGCTTGCAGAATCGGGTCAATCAACTCGCTTCGCCGAGCGGCCAGCCTTCCTTGGAAGACGTCTGTGTTGATCATGACCGACATCCAGGCGGGAGAGTATCCATACCTGGTTGCGAGCTCATTTTGCGAAATCCCCGGATTCGCCAGAATGCAATTCACGCAGTCTTCGTGCGTGTAGCGAATCTTGGCCAGTTGCGGCCTGGCCCCTCTGGCTTCGGTCGGCGCCTCCAGGAACTCTTGAAGCAACGTGTCTCCTTGCTGGGTCATCTGGCACTCCTAGATTCGCTGGGCCGTCTCTTCGGGGGATCTCACGAATTATGCACGAAGCTTGCATTGGCGTCAAGGGGGAATGCGGAAGCATGTCTGTGTGATCCGATCTAATTACCGTGGGGGAATACGATCGTATATCCCAAGGAGAGGGATAATAGAGGGGGGCATTGGATTGAAATTCTTTTGCGAGCGATTTGCCCCCCGCCCCCTGGGGTATCGGGTCCAGGGCCCCCCACGCAGGCGACACACACGTCAGGCGCGACAACGCGAATCGACGCGCGTCAGATAGGGAAAAGGGGATGTCGGTTCGGTTTACAGGTGTCGGCTGGGCTTACATCGCCTAACCGATTGATTACATTGAGGATATCGTTTGCAGTGGTGTCGGCTGGGTTTACATCGACGGCACCGCCGGCCAGACGCCGTTTCGTAACCCGTTGATTTTGTTAGGGATTGTGGGATCAGGCACACCGCGTGCAATATACCCAGCGTCGATGGGCCGCATGGCAACCCGACAATCCACCCAGGCCACGCCGCCTGGGGCGCTGGACGATCATTAACAATTGGATAACGCACCTTCGGATTGTCCCCCCTATCATCGCGCCTCGGTGATAGGGAGGGCGATCCGAACCCCAGCCCACAATCGGGGTTCATTTCTGATGGGGTGCAATTATGAACCAAGTTACAGATACGACCGTCGTTGTCGAAGCTACAAAACGCCGGGCTAATTCAGCCTACGCTTTTTCCAAGGTGGACGGAAAGCTGGTCTTCGACTTCGGGGCTGTCGGCAAGGTTGCCTTTGACCCGGAGAAGGCGAGCGCGGAAAATCGGGCTCGTGCCATGCTGCACGGGTTCAAGCAACGCATCATCGACGCCGGGGCGCTCGAGGCCGGAGCCGACGGCAAGGTGGACGTGGTTGCGAAGTTCGCCGAAATGGCGCGCGTCGCGGATCACCTCATGTCCGGGTCGAGTGAGTGGAATGTGAAGGCAACGGGCGAAGGTGTCGGGGCATCGAGCCTCGTCTCCCAAGCTCTGGTAAAAATCGGCAAGTTCGCCGATGTCGTTGCGGCCAACACCTGGGTTAAGTCCGTTGCCGATACCAAGTTCGGCGGGGAAATGAAGAAGGCCCGGGACTTCCTCGCAACTGCGCAGGTCGTGAGGGACGGCATCCGGCTTATTGAGGATGAGCGGGCGGCCGAGCGGATCAAGGCCAATCCGACCCTGAACCCGGACGACATGCTGAACGAGATTTAAGGGGCCACGGGCTTCTGGGGGACAATCCGAGGGTGTCGAAGGACTTTACAGTAGGGATGATGATGATGATGTATGACGATGGTGATGCCCCCCTCTCAAAATGATTCTAAGGGACTCACTTCTCTTGTCCCTTTCTTCTTATTAATTTTTTTTTTATACTAAGAGAAGAAGGAGCTAAGGAGAATATATCGGGAGGAGAAATCGTTTTTGAGCCTCACCCATGACCATCGTCATACATCATCATCCACATCATCATCGCGCATAAGATCGGACAACGCCAAGCCGTTACCCGTAGGGGTAAAGCTTGGTTGACTCACGCGGGGAATGGTGTATGATGATGATTGTGGCCCAAGGTGGGCCGACCCTTCCCAGGGGAAGCTGGGGGAAAGAGGCCAAAATGAACGAAGTTGCAAACGAGCTGGATGACGCGGAGTACATCATGCTTCCGCGCAGCGCGACGGAAAGGCTCGCCAGAGCAGAAGAAGTCATGGGGAGGTGTACCTGCAACTACACGGAACTGGTCCGCGCGATCGCGGGCCTTGAACAAGAAGGAGACGAAGAATGAAAGACGCAGCCGCGTTGGCCCACCAAGCCGGGCAAGCCATTCTCACTTCCCTTTCACCCTCATGCGTGGCAGAGAGGGGAAGGGCAGAAGAGGCAGCCGAAATGGCGACGAGAGATCTTGTGGAGCTTGTCGGGAAGGAAAGTGCGCGAGAGATGATCTCCGACGCGATGAAGGCGATTAAGAAGGAGCAAGGCCATGCGTGAAATGTTGGACGACTGGCCTTTCTGGGTTCCGGCGCTGATCGCCGTGGTGGCGCTGGTTACGAGTATCGTGCTGGGGGAAGTGAGCAAAGGAGACGATGATGCAAGCTGACGGCCGAGGTTACGTCTCAAGCGAAAAAAACAGGCGACTTTCCCCGGAAGAGGTGGTCTGGGCAAGGCAGGCCGTCGAGCGAGGCAGCCAGTCGCCGAAGAGCCTTTCAACAGCCTGGGGAATGTCGGTTGACTCGGTGAGGAAGATGCTTCGAGGTGACACTTACGGGAATGTCGGCCAAGGCAACGCGCCTCCCACCACACTGACTAAAGATCCGCGCGAGCGCACACCCACGCGTGAGGATCTCCCCGATGACGAAGCTGCGGCATCGCTTAGTCGGCTTTCCACCGCAATCGAAGAGGAAAAAGCGAGAGACCCGGACAGACTGCTCGAGGAGTTGGGCTTCGGACCAAAATCGAATGGACGGGGGTAATCCCCGCAAGGTCAACTCGTTCAAGACGAGCTTCGCCCGCAAAGGTCTCGAATGGGTCTTTGCTGCGACGTTCCGATCGGATTCCCCGATGGTAATGTGATCGCACGGGCCAAGGCCCAACGGAGGTTATTTTGAAGCGACTTAGTAATGGAGATCGACAGCCCAGCGCGACGAAGCGCGGTCCTGGCCGGTATCACGAAGAAGGCCACAAAAAAGCGCGGCCGACGGTGCAAAAAGGCGGGGCTTGGCTTGGTCAAGTGACGAACCCGCGGAAGGCCGAATGGAAACAGCTCAAGGCCGATCGCGGGGCCAGGCAAGCCAAGAAGTTCGTGAAGCGCTTCCGGCGCCAGCAAGCCGAAGCGTTGGCGCAAGCCCGTGAAGTTGCGGAGGCCCGTTCGTGAAGGCCGCCGCAAAAAATCCTCGACTCGTCACGAGTGAGTACTCGGGAGGGGTGGCTGATCGAATTGGACACTCCGTCACGATTCAAGGCGCAATCCGATCGGCCGTCGTCAAGATCGCTGTCGGCTTGCACGAGGAAGTAAAGATCTTTGACGGCCGTTTCGGGAAGAAATCGCTGGCCGTCGAAATCCACACGATGCGTAAGGTCAAGGGGCTGACACAAGGCGGCATCTCCATTGTCTGGGCGAAGGCCCCCCGTTGGGAGGTGGCTTAATGGATGCCAGATTCGAGCTTTCAAGCGACCGCATCAAGGCGTTAGGGAAGGCCATCCGCGTTTTGACGGCGACGAAGAGACGCCTCACTGCCCCAGGCCAATGGACCAGCGGGGCAGGTGCGCGCAACTTGCGTGGATTTGCTGTGGCATTTGACTGCAGCACCGCCGTCTCGTGGTCACTTGACGGAGCCCTGCGTTTGGAAGCGGTAAAAGAAGGCGGCGGATTGCTCACTGCTGTTGCGCAGGTCAGCAGAAGCCTCCCAGCGTCCTGCTCGTTGGCCCGGCTGAATGATGTCGGCGGCCACCGACTTGTGATGGAGTTCCTCGACACCGCAATCGAGCGCGCGATGTTGATGCTTCCCAGTGAAGAAGTCGTCCAATGAAATGGCTTACTCAGATGTTTTACCCAGACTTGCCGGGCGTTGGCAAGTACAAAGCTAGGCAGATTGCGGAGTTGGAAAAACAACGCATTGATGCCTTGATTCGGTTCTACTATGCAAAGGCGGAACTGAAGCGTCTCACCTCAACCCTGAAAAACTTGAAGGAAAACCGACATGAGCAAGACAAAAAAGATTGTTGACATCGAACTGGGAGGGCACACCCTCGACGCTCATTGCGAATTCACGCCGCGCCAGGCCGAGGTTGATGACCTCGAAGTGAAAGAACTCCGCGTGCAGGGCGCTGACCTTGATATTTGGGACATCATTGTCGATGTCTTCGGAGACGAAGTCGTGGTCGATATGGCCTACGACCGGCTGGTGGAATTGCTGGAAGAAGAAGCAGCTGACGAAGAAGGAGGCGACAAATGACCATCTCCCGAAAAAGCCTTGAAGCAATCGCCTTCTGGGACGGCTGGGTCTGTGTCGGCTGTGCGGCTGTGGTTGACGAGCTGCCCACGACGGAGCCCATCTGCCCCGAATGCTCCGGCCGGGTGATGCCAGCGGCTGAGCTCCTGGAGCTGGTCAACTTCGTGGAGGTTGACGAAGTGTGACAAAGCTTTGCGATTCGGGGGCATGGCTTTATTGACATGCGATCCGATCACGCGTATCATTGTGATTACTGGTCAAGGGGCGTACCAGGTCCAAACGCCTCAGCTTATCAAAGGAAGCTCCAATGAGCGAAGTTCTCATGGCCGAAAAGGCCCCCACGAAGAAGGCCGCCACAATCTACACGGAGGTCCCGCTGAGCGACGGCCGCACCGTCAAGTTTGCCGGTGACCGCAAGGTCTCCAAGGACGTGCTGTTTGACGACGCGAACACCCCGATCGGCGTGCAGTTCGACTTTCGCAACGGCGAAACCCGAAAGGTGCTGCTGGCCGATCTGGCCGCTGGTCTGGTGACCTACTCGGCTTGTCACGGCTTGCTGCAGAAAGTCGGCGACGAGTGGTCCGGCGTGAAGGAAGTGGAAGACATCGTGATCACCGCTGACGACATCATCGGCCGCCTGCTGAAGGGTGACTGGGCCACGGCGCGTGAAAGCGGTGACTCCCAGGCCGGCGCCAGCATTGTCATCAAGGCCATCATGGAAGCCTCTTCCAAGTCGGCCGAAGAAGTCAAGGCTTTCCTGGACAAGAAGATCGCCGTCGCCGAAGCGGCCGGGCAGAAGCTCACGCGCCAGGCCTTGTACACGAGCTTCCGCAATCCGACCAGCAAGGTCGGCGCCATCATCCGTCGGCTGGAGGACGAGCGCGCCAGCAAGAATTCGGCCGTCAACGCCGACGATCTGGTGAACGAGCTCACGGCCTGACTGAGAAGGGCTCAGACCAAGGGGAACTTCGGTTCCCTTTTCCTGAACCTTGTTTTGGTCCGATCACATTACTTTCGGGGAATACGATCATGAGTAAGTCCACAAACCCAGGCACTGCGCTTTCCCCACGCCAGTTGGAGATTCTCCAAGACCTCGCCGACGGGTTTGTTCGCAAGCAGATTGCCGAGAGGAAAAGCGTCTCGATCGGCACGCTGAATGATCACATGAAGGCCATCTTCACCAAGCTGCGCGTTCACTCGCAGCAAGCGGCCGTGGCTAAGGGCCTTCGTTCGCAGATCATCGTGTGATTTCTGTGGGACTCAATCGAACCCTCATCTTGATTTTCAGTGGAGTTGGCGTTCTTAAAGCTCTCCAAGGAAACACCGCCATCGCACTTATCTGCGCCTTTGTTACCATCTTCTTACTTTTCAGGGAAAGACCATGAGTCCACCTCGCAATGTTTCGCCCACTCGCCTTCTCCACACAGCACTGGACGAACGCCTTCTCGCCAAAGTGGACCTCGTTCTCTTCTCTAAAGCGGAGAATCGCGTCCCAAAAGGCGCGTATCAACGCTTTTTCTCCCGCCTTCTGTCTTGGTTTTTCGAGACAAAAGAGGTGGACCTTGCCCCTTATGTGGGGAGCCTGCCGGGAGAATGCGTTGTCCGGGCGAATGAAGCAACTGTGCTGCGGTTGGTCGCGGCGTTTGAAAGGAGAGTGTGATGGCAATGACGCCAGAACTGGCGGCGAAGATTTCGCTGTGGCGAATGAAGGCACTGGAAAATACGCTGACGGAAGCGGAAATGGCGCAGGCCGTACTTGAGTTGAGGGCTGGTCGCGTTGGCGCTTCCGTCGCGTCGGAGACTTCTCGGAAGAAGAAAGCGATCGTCGAGATCCCCTCGGCCGACGCTTTGCTCGACGAGCTTGGAGGACTTTGATGAGAACGAAAATCTGCGGCAACTGCGCCGCTTACGACCCGATGGACCCACGACAAGGGGTCTGCTGCCTGAACCCAGGCGCGGCCAGCGTCGTCCTCGTCCCAGTGGCGAGTCTGGCCAGGGCCCAACAAGAGCTGCAACCGCAGAACTATACGGCTCGACCTGCGATGCAGGCAAATCAATGGTGCTTGCAGTGGCAGAGCGCGCCGAAGCTGCTTGTCGAGCACTGATCTTCAACCCAACCGAGTCAAAAAATGAAAGTAATCCTGTACGGAAGTGCGTCAGCGTTAGAAAGCCTTGCCCGAGGGGAAGTCCCGCCAGCGTACACCTGCTCTTTTCAGCCCGAAAAAGGGGGGTACGAGCTGGGCGGCATGGTCAAGATCTGCGCCCTGAATCTGCAGCCCGAGTTCGCGTCGCCAGAGGCGTTGACGGTCGAAGCAATTCGACTGATGCGACTTGAGCAAGCGACGACCAATCAGAACTACGAAGAACGCATCAGCAAGCTTTCTGCGCTTGGGTGGGACAAGTCATGAGCCGCCCGTCTTTCCCCCACGTCATCGACTCGTCGATGATCGCCGCCTTCCGTTCTTGTCCACGCAAGGCTTACTTCGACTTTTTCGAGCATTGGAAGCCAAAAACGCCGTCTGTTCACCTCCACGCCGGAGCGAGCTTTGCCCGCGGCCTGGAAATCGCGCGGACTGAATTCTTCCTGAACGGCCGCAGTGAGGCAGACAGCATCGCGCTGGGACTCAACGCTTTGCTGGTCTCTTACGGAGACTTCGCCTGTCCGGCGGATTCGGCGAAATCACTCCAACGCATGGCCGGGGCGTATGAGTACTACTTCGCCGCTTACCCGCTTTCGAGCGACCGAGCTGTTCCGATCACCCTCCCGTCAGGCCGACGTGGCATCGAATTTTCGTTTGCTGAGCCACTCCCAGTCAATCACCCAGAAACAGGCGATCCACTGATCTACGTCGGCCGCTTGGACATGGTGGCTGACTGGAACGGAGCCCGTTTCGGCGAAGACGACAAGACGACAAGTCAGCTCGGGGCTTCCTGGCCTCGGCAATGGGACTTGCGCAGCCAATTCACCGGGTACTGTTGGGGCGCAGATCAAGGCGGGATCAAACTCGCCGGCTTCCTTGTCCGCGGCATCTCCATCTTGAAGACGAAGTACGAAACAGCCCAGGCAATTACGTACCGCCCTCAGTGGATGATTGATGAGTGGTACGAGCAGCTCATTACACGCGACCTGCCGCAGATGATTCAGATGTGGGAGTCCGGCAAGTGGGGCGCTTCTCTCGATCACGCCTGCAACGATTTCGGCGGCTGCGGGTATCGGCAGGTTTGCCTGAGCGAGCCGACGAATCGGATCGACTGGCTTAGGACGGGCTACGAGCAGCGCAAGTGGGACCCGGTCGCCCGGACGGAAACGCGGCTGGACGACGGTGTTGTGACAAGGGAGGGATGACATGAGCACTACTTACATCTGCGCAAGTGGGCACCGAAGCGAGTATCCGCGCGAGCTGACTTACCGCGAATTGCGCAATCCGGGCTGTTTTGCCTGCGGCAAGCCGGTAAATCGGCTGGCAGTCTCCGAGCCGGCGCCAGACGCACCGAGATCAGTTGACTGGGCGCAAGGCCCGGCACCTTCTTTTGCGGCTGAGCCTTCTCCTGTCCCAGCCTACGAACCCCCAACTCCGGCACCAGCGCCATTCGAGTCCGGCGGTGGGGGTGATTTTGGTGGTGGCGGCTCCGACAACACTTGGTGAATTGGCTCCTCCCCGCCGGCTAAGCGACATGGTAGGTCGGCGGTTTTGGGGGTCTCCGGAAGTCCGGTGAGCGAAGCACGACGAGCAGTTGCCCGCAATAGCCAGGAGTTACGTCCTGGAACCCCCGTTTTTTTTTTTGGAGTGCTCGATGAGCGATTGGCCGACACTTCCCAGCAAAACAGCGCATTATTTTGTTGGGTCGCAGTATTTTGGAAAAAGTCTTGTCCACGGACAAAGCAAGTCCGCTGCGTTCTTTTGCCGGGAATGCGCTGCTTTATGGGCTGTCGTCTCCGTGGAAGATTGCCGAGACAGTGACCTTTTCCAAAATGCCTGCGAGAAGCACAACAACTACAATATCTTTACGTATGGGCAGCCGCCGGGGAGTTTGATTCCCGCCGTCTATCTTGGCGCAATCGAGGCAGCGGCCGGCTCCCCACTCTTATTAAAGAATCTTCCAAGAAAACTTCTTGAAAGAGAATTTGCGATTCACGTCGCTAACGCCCAGAAAGATATTGATGGGCACAACTGAGGAAGTTCTATGAACCCAAAAGAGTACCAAATTGCCGCTATGCGAACAGCTGTTCTGAGAGGAAATCAGTTCAACATGGAGCACTCCATCCTCGGGCTGACAACCGAAATTGGAGAGCTGGTCACAAACATCAAGCGCATGGTGATCTACGGCAAGGTTGCTGATGAGGCCATGCTGGCCAACATGAAAGAAGAAGTGGGCGATATTCTTTGGTACATCCCACTCGGGATGCAAGTGGTCGGCCTGAAATTCGAAAATGCCTTCTGGGCGGCCGAATTCAGGGCCATGTCACTGGTCGAAGCCACTCGTGAAATGGTTGCGGGTCTGGGCCATCTCAACGACTTCGTGACCGCCGAAGCCTGCATTAGCGGCTTCACGCCGAAGTCGATAGAAGCAATCACCCAGGCCTACGGACGCATCATTGCTGGTGCGGGCAGCGTCGGAAATTTTCTTGGTAGCTCGATTTTGCAACTGTGCGGCCAGAACATCGCCAAGCTGCGCCTCCGCTACCCAGACAAATTCACGGCGGAGTTGGCGGAAGCTCGTCTTGACAAAAGCGGCCTTGGGACGGAAGCGTCATGACAGTCGCTGACACCCGAGGCGGCAACGCCCTCGCCGGCCCTAAGATTCTTCTTCAAGGCGACTCGGGCTCGGGGAAAACCTATTCTCTGGGCACTCTTGTCGATTGGGCTGCCGCGCAAACCCCTCCGCGCGAAGTCTTCTGTCTTTTCACAGAAAATGGACTGGAAGCGCTCTTGGGCTACTGGAACGATCCGCCAGCGGGGAAGTCGGTGAGAGCTGTTCCTCCGAACCTACGCTGGCATGTCGTTCCGTCCCCAGCGATCGACCTCAAGTCGCTCACGGAAGCGGCGTTCAAAGTCGGTCTCCTCTCGTACAAGGCCCTTTCTGAGTCAGTCGACCCGAATCGCGCCCTGAACAATCCCTACGAAAAGATCCTGAAAGTCTTGGCCGACTTCCCGGACGATCGCACCGGGGAGACATTCGGCAACATCGGCGTCTGGAACAGCAGCAGAATTCTTGCCATCGACTCGCTCAGCGAACTGGCCAACGCCTGCATGAAAATGGTGATCGGGAACAAGCCGACTGCTGCCTTGCCTGACTACGGCGTGGCGCAAAACAACTTGCTCAACCTGCTTCGCTTCTTTACGCAGGGCTTTCAGCCGACTCTCGTCATGACAGCTCACCTGCAGAAACAAGTGAACGAGCTGACTGGCGGCATGGTCCTGACAACGAAGGCAATCGGCAAGGCGATGGCCGATGACATTCCCCAACTCTTCTCCGAGGTCCTTTATGCCAGGAAAGAAGGGGCGGAATGGGTCTGGGACACCGCCGCCATGGGAGTTGTGACAAAGACTCGTTACCTTCCGATCGCCTCAAAGATCCCCGCGAACTTTGGCACCATCATGGACAAGTGGCTCAAACGAGCCGCTGTCTGAACTACGAGGTGCTGGCAGGCCACCTCTTCCGAAACGCCTGCTTTCTTCAACTCAACCCCGTAAGGACTTTCTATGCAACCCGGTATGCCTTTTGACCCCCAAGCGTTTCTGGACCTGCCCATGGAAGTGCCGCTCGAAAAGCGCGCACCCATTCCGGCGACTGACTACATCGCCACCATCAAGGACCTGGAGCCGCGGCAGTGGCAGTCCAAGGACAAGTACGACGAGAACGGCCAGCTCAAAAGCGGGCTCGTGTTTGACGTGCAGATCACGCTGGACATCCCCCAGAGCATCGTCGAGATGCTGAGCCTGAAGTCGGCTTCGCTGACCGTCAAAGACGGCATCATGGTGGACATGCAGCCGGGCGGCGGCTACGCCACGGGCCCTGGCCAGAATTCGCGTCTGCGCCAGTACCGCGAAGCTCTGGACATGAACAAGGCGGGCGAAGCGTTCCGCCCGCGGGCCATGATCGGCCGGGCCCTGAAGGTGCGCGTGACTCATGACACGCTGCCGGACGGCGCCATTGTCGAGCGCATCGGCGCCCTGGCGAGGGCCTCATGAGCGGCGGCTACGAACACATCCAGATCGAGCGGAGTGACGCACCGCTCGCCCCGGCTCTGCCGGACACCGCTGCGCTGGCAGAGCAGATCGCCGGCATCGTGATCGCATCGAAGCAGGCCGGCGCCAACGACGCTCTCGTGAGCGAAGCGTTGCGCACCTTCTCCGCTGTGGTCTGCGGCCAGGGTAATAGCGTCTCGGTGCTCGACAGAGTCATGAGCCGCGGCTGATGTGACCCTGAGAAGCCCTTCGGGGCTTCTCCTCCCTTTTTTCTGGAGAGTCAATGAAACTCATTCCCCTCTCTTCTGTCGTAGTGGCCAGCAATCGCCAACGACGAGAGTTTGATCCCGAAGTCCTGCAAGAACTGGTCACCTCGATCAGTGAATCTGCGCACGGCCTGCTGCATCCGATCGTTCTCCGCGAGGAACAAGACAAGTTTGTTCTTGTCGCGGGCGAGCGGCGGCTGCGAGCCATCTCCGACATTTACGACTTGGGCGGCACGTTCAAGCACGACGGGGAAGTTGTCCCCCCCGGCCAAGTCCCCTACACGACACTCGGCGAGCTCTCTGTCGTCGATGCGATGGAGGCCGAGCTGGAGGAAAACGTCCGGCGAAAAGACCTCACGATGATGGAACGCGCTCAGGCAACTGCGGCGCTTTTTGACCTTCGCAACGCGCAGGCCGGGGCAAAAGGAGAGCTTCCCGTCACAGTGGCGGCTATTGCGCAAGAAGTTCGCGGGTCTTCTGCCGGCAACTCGCAAGAGCGCACTCGGCGTGAGATCATCATTGCGAAGCACGCAAAAGACCCAGAAGTTGCTAAGGCGACTTCGATTGACGAGGCCTTCAAAATCGTCAAGAAGAAAGAAGAACAGAAGAAGAACGTCGAGTTTGCCGCTGTAATTGGGCGTTCGTTCAAGTCGACCAACCACCAGCTCACCAACGAAGATTCGCTCGTCTGGGCAGAAGGCTGTATGCCCGAGTCTTTTGACATCATCCTGACCGATCCGCCCTACGGCATGGGAGCAGATCAGTTCGGCGATTCCGGCACTGGCGCCGCCGGGGCAGTCGCTCATTTCTACGACGACAGCTATGCGACTTGGCAGCACATCATCCGGAAATTTGCGGAGCAAGCTTGGCGCGTGGCTAAGCCCGATGCGCACTTGTACGCATTTTGCGACTTGGGCAATTTTGCTGAGTTTAAAGGTGCTGCGGAAGTCGCCGGCTGGAAAGTGTTTCGCACCCCGCTGATCTGGCACAACCCAAACGGCTTCCGCGCTCCGTGGCCAGCGCAAGGCCCCCAGCGGAAATACGAGTGCATTCTCTTTGCAGTGAAGGGTATGAAGAAAGTCAACGCAGTTGTAGGCGACGTGCTGACATACGCAAAAGACGCAGCACTCGGCCACCCCGCTCAAAAGCCTGTCCCTCTCCTGGTTGACCTGCTCCGCCGTTCGGCCGCCCCCGGCGACAAAGTGTGGGACCCATTCGCGGGCTCCGGCTCAACCCTCGAAGCCTGCAACGAGCTGAAGCTGACTTGCGTGGGGCAAGAGATCGACCCAGGGTCCTACGGGATTGCGGCGAAGCGGCTCAAAGCCATGTCTGAATTTGACGAAGGACTTTTTTGATGGACGCGATCATTCTGGACACCGAGACGACCGACAAAGATCCCCCACTCGAGGTGATCGAACTGGCCTGGCAATCGGCCAATGGCTTCGAAGGCGCTGTTTTCCGTTTTTGGCCTGAAGGTCAGATCAAGCTCGGGGCGATGGCGGTTCACCACATCTTGCTGAGCGACCTCGCCGGCAAGCCGTCAGCGGTAGAAGCCCTCAAACGTGTGCCGGCAGCCAAGTACTGGATCGGCCACAACATTGACTTTGACTGGAAGGCGCTTGGCCAGCCGGCCGGGATGAAGCGCATTTGCACGCTGGCGATGTCGAGAGCCCTGTTCCCGGACCTGGACTCACACACCCTGACTGCGATGATCTACCACATCAAAGGGGCAAACCCGAACACTCGCTTGCTGGTGCAAGGCGCTCACTCGGCGTTGGAAGACATCGGTCTCTGCGCGTTGCTGTACGACAAGTGCTGCCGCTGCGCAGGCATCGACAAGGAGGATTACGAGAAGATGTTTGTCTACTCCGAAGCCGCCCGCGTCCCAACGCGCTGGACCTTCGGTAAGTTCAAGGGCGAACCGATCTCTCGTGCTGACCGAGGCTATGCGAACTGGTATCAGAAGCAGCCTGATCCGGACCCATATCTGATTGAAGCGCTGCGTCGCGCGAGGTTGCTGTGATGGACGGCGGCGCCTTTACAGAGCTGGTCCAAGAAACGCTTCAAGAAATGCGGGAGCTCCTTGTTGTCAAAGGGGGCGAGTATGCAGGGCCTGAAGATCGACTTGCTAATTTCAAGCGTGGCGCTGCCCTTACCGGCTGCACTCCTCTTCAAGTTGCTTTCATTTACGCCTCCAAGCACTACGACGCCATTGCCACTTTTGTGCGAGACGACGCCGCCGGGACTGAGCGCATCCGTTCCGAGTCCATCGAGGGTCGGCTCAACGACCTGATGAATTACTGCCTCTTGATGAAGGGGCTTGTGAGGGAGACTCGCGATGACGCTCGGCAGGGGTGAAGGTCCTCCCTCCTCGAAGATCATGGTGATCGGAGAGTGCTGGGGGGCGTATGAAGAGCAAAAGCTCGCCCCCTTCATGGGCCCTGCAGGGGAGGAGATGAACCGCATGTTGCACGAAGCGGGCATTCTCCGCTCCGAATGTTTCGTCACCAACCTCGTCAACGCCAGGCCACCTTACGGAGATCTCAATCAATGGATCGCTCGAAAAAAGAAGGACATTCGGCCGGGGATGCAGCTGATCCGCAACCTCTATGTGGACCCGATTGTCCGCCAGGGGTACGACCAGATGGTTGCAGAGATCAAGCTTGTCAAGCCCAACATTATCGTCGCGGCCGGGAACTCCGCTATGTGGGCTTTGACTGGCGCTACGGGTATACTCAAGTGGCGGGGGAGTCAGATCTACTCCACGGCCCCGGAGCTGCCCAAGATCAAAGTCATTCCAATGTTGCATCCCTCGGCCGTGCTGCGGGAGTGGTCGCAGAGGCCGGCGGCTATTCTCGACTTGAAGCGGGCTGCGAAGGAGCGCGAGACGAAGGAGTACAGCAATGAGCCCATCTGGTCGTTTAGTGTCCGTCCGACGCTGGATGAAGTACTACGAACGCTTGATGACCTGCGAGCGCAAGTCGAAACAGCGCCCATGTGGTTGGACTTCGACCTTGAGACACGAGCTGGCCACATTGCTTGTGCAGGAATTTCATGGGCCCTTGATAAAGCACTGTGCATCCCGCTTATGTGCGTGGAGGATCGGGAAGGCTATTGGCTTGCGGAAGCGGAAAGTGCGATCATCTACCGTCTCTACCTCCTGCTGACTCATCCCAACGCCAAGGTGCGTGGTCAGAACCTTCTTTACGACGCGCAATACACTTATCGCCATTGGCACTTCGTTCCGAACGTCATCCAAGATACGATGATCGCCCACCATTCAGTGTTCTGCGGTCTGCCCAAGTCCCTGGCTTTCCAAGCCTCAATGTACTGTGACCACTACGTTTACTGGAAGGACGACGGAAAGACTTGGACGAAGGAGATGTCGGAGGATCAGTTGTGGCGGTACAACTGTGTTGACTGCGTAAGGACGCGGGAGGTCGGGGAAGCCCTCGACTACACAATCGGCGCATACAAGTTGGAATCGGTCGACGCTTTCCAGCAAAAGTTCTTTTGGCCTGTTCTTCAGTGTATGCAGCGCGGCGTTGCTGTGGACAAGAAGGTTCGTGCGCAGTTCGCACTTGAGCTGCAGGACGAGATGTCCGAGCGCGAAGCGTATTTTCGCCGCATCCTGGGTCACCAGCTCAACCCGCGCTCACCAAAACAGATGTGCGAGTTGTTTTACGGCGACCTGAAGCAAAAACCCAACTACGGCAAGCCCAAGCCAGGGATGCCAAGGAGTTTGACCTGTGACGACAAAGCTCTCCACAAAATCGCGCTCGAAGAGCCAGTCCTCCGGCCTCTTATCCGTGCGATCAGCGAATACCGATCTCTCAGTGTCTTTCTCAGTACTTTCGTCCTTGCCCCTCTGGACATTGATGGAAGAATGCGGACGAGCTATAACATCTGCGGAACTGAAACATTCCGCTTCTCAAGCTCGGAAAACGCCTTTGGGTCAGGGACCAACCTCCAAAACATCCCCAAGGGAGGTGAAGATGACGATTCGGACCTCCGCCTTCCCAACGTCCGAAAAATCTTCATCCCCGACCCAGGCTACACAATCTTCGACACCGACCTGAGCAAAGCCGACCTTCGCATCGTTGTGTGGGAGAGCGACGAGCGCGAGATGAAAGCCATGCTGGCGGAGGGCCGCGACCCTTACGTCGAAACCGCACGGGAGTTTTATCGTGACCCGACAATCAACAAAACTCGCGCCGACGGCAGCGAAAACCCGAAGTACCGTATCTTCAAGTCGTTCGCCCACGGTACGCATTACCTCGGAACTCCGGCTGGCCTTAGTCAGCGCCTTGGCCTCACCATCCACGAAGCGACCCGGACCCAGGCCTGGTACCTCGGGAAGTATCCCGCGATCAAGCGCTGGCAAGAAGAGCACAAAAAGAAAGTAGCTTCGAGGCGGTTTGTCGAGAACATTTTCGGCTACAGGCGGTATTACTTCGACCGCCCTGACGAAGCCATGTTCAGGGAGGCGATTGCTTGGATTCCCCAATCCACAGTTGCGCTCTACATCAATCGGATCTGGATGCGGATTTATGAGCAGCTTCCGCACATCCAGATTCTTCTTCAAGTTCACGACTCGCTGGTTGGTCAGTTTCCGACTTTCCGCGGGCAACAGGCTTTGAATGAAATGGCTGAAGTTTCAAAGATTGAGCTGCCTTATGACGAGCCACTCATCATCCCCGTCGGAGTGAAGACGAGCGAGAAGTCCTGGGGAGATTGCTGATGCGCCAAGCAGGCGATTGGCTCAAGTCCTACATGGAGTACACGGACGGGACCGAGGCGCCAAAGATGATGCACTTCTTCGCGGGAGTGTCTACCCTTTCAGGAGTGCTTCGTCGACGCGTCTGGGTTGACATGCGTCGGTTCAAGTGGATACCAAACTTCTACATTATCCTCGTAGCTCCGCCCGGTATCATCTCGAAGACGACGACGATGGACTATGGGATGGATTTACTGAAGAAGGTGCCGGGCATTCACTTCGGCCCAGACGTCATCACCTGGCAAGCGCTTGTGAAGAAATTCGCGGAGGCGGGGGAAATGTTCCAGTACGGCGAAGAGTGGCTTCCCATGTCCGCCCTCAACTTGGCGAGCGGAGAACTTGGAAATCTGATCAATCCGATCGACAAGGATATGGTGAACCTCTACATCTCTCTCTGGGACGGCCGAGCTGGCTTCGAGAAAGAGACGAAAATGTCAGGGAACGATACGATCAATGCGCCCTGGATTAACATGATCGGCTGCACCACGCCGCACTGGATCGCAGACAACTTCCCGCAGAGTATGATCGGCGGCGGGTTTACCTCCCGCTGCATCTTCGTTTACGGCGATCAGAAAAGGACGCTGATCGCCTGGCCCGACGAGCACGTCCGAAAAGATCACGATGACTTGCAAGCGCGCCTTGTTGCCGACTTGGAGTACATCTCAGTCAATCTTGTCGGTCCAATGACTCTCACTGCAGAAGCCCGCGAATGGGGAAGGAAGTGGTATGAAAAACTCTGGACGCAAACTGTTAAAGAATCGAGCGACTCTCAAGTCCAAGGCTATCTGGCTCGCAAGCAAGGTCACTTGGTCAAGCTCGCCCTTGTCCTTTCGATCAGTGAGAGTGACGCCATGCAGATCACTGACCGGCACATGCAGCTGGCCGAAATCATGCTGGGTGAGGCCGAAGCGACTTCATCGCACGTCTTCTCCCGGATTGGCCGTTCTGAGGATTCACTCCAAGCAGAACGACTACTTGACTTCATTAAGAAGTACGGGAAAGTAGAATACACTACGGCGTATCGCTACGTCCACGATCACTTCCCCGATGCCCGAGCATTCGAAGGCATCTTGGCTGGGCTGATGCGCAGCGGCATGATCAAGCTTGACATGAGCGAGAGCAGTGACCCAGGGAAAGCGCGGCTCGTCTACACGGGTCCGATCGCATAACCCGCGGGTAATCCGATCGCACAAGGAATCACTCCCATGATTGACCCTCGAACCCACGAAGGCTACGATGCCAAAACTAAGTATCAAACTGATGGTCGTCAAAGACCTAGGATACTGCTGCCCTTGGTTCTTTTTCAAGCACTTCCGAAAGACGGGACTGATTGCGGCGCGTCTGGGGGTGACGGAAAGAGCTGTCCGCTACATCAAAGCGGAAGTTCGGTCTGGCGAAGAGACCTGCAAGAACTGCGCGACCTGCTTGCACGCGAAGGTTACTTTGGAGGGCAACCTCCGCAAGAAAGCTTTTAATCAGTAAGGAATCCAGTCAACCGACACATTGTGTCGCGCCAGCGCCGCTCCCGCACTCGTCATCAACCGGATTGAGTACTTGTCGTCCGGAGAGTATACCACAGCCGGGTTCTGCGTAGAAGTTGCGTTGACCGTGCTTGCGCCGGTAATGGAGAAAGTACAGGAAGTTGCTGCCCCATTCTTCATCAGGGCGTATGTGAAAGTCTCCGCCCCGATAGGAGCGACGTCAGTTTCGGCATACATCCGGGCTTCAAGCAGCCTCCCACCGCGAACTAATTTTCGCGTGTCCAGCTCATTCGCCTTCGCGCCGTTGACGCCAAGGTAAGTGGTAGTCCCGGCGGCAACTTGACCAGCACTGTTGAAGCAGTCCGACATGGGCGTCGCGGTAGAAGTGCTCACGGCCCCACCGGAGATTCGCACAGGCGACGCCGTCCAGTTGTTCAGGTCGTTCTGGCCGATCGTGATTTGCGAGCATCCTGCGTCGATGTTGATGTCGTTCGCGTGCTTGGTGCCGTTGAACGAAAAAGTGTTCATCCCATCGATCAAGACGCCAGTTACCGCAGTAAAGTAGGCGCCATCGTAAACGCCAGTGCCGCTCTGCGAGTTGGTGTGAACGGTGTTCCCGAGGAATTGGGTGCGCGCCCCGCCACTCTGGTAGTACCCGTACTGGTCGCTCTCTTCAAACCGATTGGCAGTGATGTCGTTGTAGTTGCTGCTCAAATTTTGGCAGCCCATCGCGTTGTTCCAGGCAAAGTTGCCGACCATCTTGCCCGCTTGGGAATTCTCCAGCCGATAACCCGCTTGCGCATGAGCCGCCGCCCCCAGGAAACCAGCCTGGTTGAAGCCGATCATGAAGTCATTGGTGTAGTAGAGGTAAAACTGGAACTGCCCATTGCCGAGGCCGTAGCAGTGAAACACTTTGTGCCCGGACAAAGGCACGCCCGCTGTCCCGATGAGAGACAACCCATTGAGCGAAAACCCTTGGAACCAGACGCCAGTGATCAAAGAATTGCCTGATCCCGTGTCCAGCTGAATGCCAGTGCAGTTGGCAATCGCTTGTGCAGTGCCTTCAGACTGAACGGTCAGGTTGTCCAGCTCGAACTTTTGGCAGTTGGAGAGTTTCAGTCCCACGCCAGTCGAGCACACAGTCAGCAGCGATGAGCCGAAAGACGATCCCCGAATCTTCAGGCCATTGATGCCGCTGTACGCCAGCGGGTCAATCCGCCAGTTGCCGGGTGGCAAAACAATCTCACCGCCCGTCGCACTGAGGTACGTGATGGCCTTGTCCATCGCAGCAGTAGACTTGGTCGCTCCCGTCGCGTCAGCTCCGACAAAGTCAGTGATCGAAACAACTTCCCGCATCTTGCTCTGCGAGTCCCGAACAGCCGCTCCGGCTGCCTGAGTTGTTTGCATGAACTGAAGAAGCGCCGCCCCCCGCACAGAACTGCTTGCGCCGTAACGCAAGTTGTTGATGTCGTTGAGCCATACGGCTGGGACGATGGTCTGATAGTCAGAAAAAACGGTGTCGGCCACAATGGCTCCTTATGAGAGAGTGGGATTGTTCTGGTAAGTGCCAGCAACCATGCAACCTGCTGTGGCAAGGCCAGCGACGGAGAAACGGCCATCGATCGTGCATGTGTTGACTGGCGCCTGAGGCCCGACGTAGTTCCATTCCTCTGGCTGCGACCAGGGAACAGAAGAGTCATCCGGCACTCCCTTGACAAAATCTTGTGGGTGGCGGGGTTCCCAATGCTCGGGGCAAACATAGTACCCTTGCCATTCTTTCCGCAGCTCAGACGCTTTGCGCTTCTGCCCGCAGCGAAAACAAGCGGCGTTCCAATCGCCGGAAAGGAATCCTTGCAGGCTCATTCGAATCTCCAGTCAGAAAGCCACTTGTACTTTTTCACTGCATCGAGCGCCGGGCCAACGCGCATTCCAATGTCAGTTCGATACATCGGGGAGTTGGGCAATTCGAGCTTCTTTACGTTGGCGTAGGCGTGCTTATGCGCAGCCATCACCGTCGGCCCATTCCCCGAGATCGTGCAGACGCAATCGCCAGCTGTGACAAGGACTGGCTTGGTACGAAGGTTTTCGTCCGGCGCTTCTCCCATCATGACCTGCGTCGGGTGGAAGTTTCTTTCGGAAATCTTCTCCCAATCATAAAGGGGGTAACCGCACTTTTCTTTGTGCGGAGCGGCGCAGAACGGAAAGTCAGGGATGGCGATGACGACGCCGAGAGCTATGTCTGTCTTCGGCTTGAACGAGTCTTTCCCGTCAAGAAGGTCTTTCATCCACTCGACCGGCTCGGGGTGAAGCGACTGTTGGATTTCAAAGAGAGGCCAGCCAGGGCGCGTGGTGAACTCAAGAGGGTATGGCGTGCCGTCCTTCCCAATCATCACTGCTACGTCAATGTAGCCAACATAACCCATGCGATACAAGTCGCCTTCGAGTGGACGCAAGAGGTACTCTGCGAGTGGGCTGTTTTCGGTGTACTTCATCACCGTACCCATCTCCCCCGTGTTCACCCCAACGTCATCATTCATAAGCTTTTTGTGCTCAAAGTTCTCCAGGAACCAGGAGGAAAATCCTCCCTTCCCAAACCAGCCGCCGACGGCAACCTCGACGCCGGGGACAAACTCCTGGAAAATAAACTCGCCCTTCATTGCGCCGAGCTTCTCCCACTTCTCCAGCATGAACATCATGTCGCGAGCCGATTTGGAGACGTAACTCATCGCCTTCGTGTCGTTGTCCGCGTTCAGTTTGGAGACAAATCGCCGCGGGTTTGAGGCGAGGAAAGCTTTGGCTTCGGCAATCCGGCGAAAGGTGTGCGCGGGGATGAGGTCTACTCCTGCTGCCTCCAGCCGATCAAGGCCAATCTCTCGGTCAAGCTCCCACGACGCCGCCTCTTCGTTCGGGCCAAAGATCGGAAACCCCTTGCGGTGGTAGGGACCCAGCTCCTTCATGTAGACCGAGTTGTCAGGAAGGACGATCAAGTCGGCCCACCGCATGGAAGTGGTCCAGTCGTTGATCTTCGAAATGCCCATTCCGTCGCCTTGAGGGTTGCGATCTCCCCCCTTCATTTTGCCAAGATACCAGCGGACGGAGTGGCCAGCGGCCTGACAGCGAAGGGCAAAGTCGAGGAAATACCCGCCCTTGTCAATCAGAAGAATGTTCATGGCGTGTTTTCCTCCTTGCGCTTCTTAAGTTCTTTTTCACGAGCGAGGCGTTCCTTGCGACGCTCCTTCGTGTCGTCACTTGACCCGTAGGTCTGCATGCCAAGAGAGCCGCTGATAGACTTCTTGGCGGCCTCTCCTGCGCTGAGGTCTGGGTCAAGGAACGGCTTAGCAGGAAAAGGAGCTAGCCCCGCAGCAGCGTGCTCGAGCCGGCCGCCTTTCATCTTTGGCCCGCCCAACCACTCCTGCTTCGCCAGCTGCGAGAAAGGCTCTTTCAAAGGATAAGCCAGTTTGTTAGTCACTGTCTTCAACGGGTCGATGATCCACTCAGGGCCTTCCGCAGCGTGCTTAAACGCTTGCATCTTTGTGCCATCTTTAAACTCCAGCATCATCTTGTCCTTGTTCTCCCAGATGTGGTGGCCACTCAGCTGGTAGTTGACGCCGTCCATGAGAGTGAAGTACATGAGCGCTGTGCGCAGAGTGTAAGCCTGGTGAAGCGATTTGTTGAGCGGGGTATCCGTCTTTCCTGGGATTGCCTTGGCCATCGCGCGAAAGGTTGACATTGTCCAGTCGGGAGCAAACATTGCTGCTTGCATTGCCATGCGCCCATTCGGAGAGAAAGCCGACATCGCAAAGTTGCGGCCGAGGTTAGACTCAGCCTCTTGCGCCACCCGAAACCAGTCGATTCCGCCGAAGGTGTCATTCGTGAAAGCAGCAACTTCGGAAGCAATCTGACTTCGACGAGCGTCCGTCAGTTCGCCTTTTTCTTTCGCAACGGCCTTCTCAAACTCCTTCGTAAACGTCAGGGCTTTGAGGCCGGTGTGCATGAAGTCCCAAGTAACTTTGTCGAACAGTTGCGTCTGAACTTTCTCCATCGACCCGAGGATTTTTTCCCCGATACGAGGGGTGTTGCCAAAAATCTTTCCGACGCCATTGTCAATCAGCGTCCCAACTTTCATCAGCGCAGCGGCGTCGACGTCATGAGGGATTTCAAGTTGCAAGCCGTTCTTCAGGCCTTCGTCCAGCGTATCTCCCAGTCCACCACGACGGAGTTGCTCCAGCGCGTCAGAAATTGGGCGGTTGATGGCAAAATCTTTCCCGCCAAGCTTTGTCATGACTGGGTTGAGAAGGGCGCCGCCGACTTCCTTGGCAAGCGCCCCTGCCATCCCGGCACCAACGCCAGCCACCCCCAGGTTCCAGGCGTGGAAGAAAGAGTAGCCGACGGCAAGCCGCTTGATGCCTTGCGACATCGCCAGAGCACCGTTGATCATTGCGTTGTCTGTGCGGGCCTCCATGATGAACCGGAGGGTTGGAGCGAGGTCGGGGTGAACCAACTTGTTCCGAAGGGACGGAGTGTTGACGGAAACGTAGTTCTGCGGAGCACGGCCTCGATCTTGGATCATAGGCATGTCGCCGGTCTTCGCCCCTTCAAGCGCCGTCACGAACTTCCGGTTGTTCACGGCCTTGGCCATGGACTTCCCGTAGATGTCGATGATGTCCGCAAGATCAAGGGTCTTGATTCGAAGGTTTTTCGCTTCGAGGGCCTTTTGGAGATCGGCAAACGTCTCGTACTTCCGCGCCTTTGCAAAGGGGCTGTTCTGCCCGAGTCCGCCGGAGCCGCCAGTCCCCTCGCCCAAGATTGCCGCAATAACTTTTTGTGCCTCGGTTTGCGGAAGGCCTTCTTTCTCCACGATGTGGGTGACGTAGTTGTCCAGCATGTCACGAAACAAGCCAGCGTCCTTCGCCATTTCTCCCCACGTCTTCGTCCAAGTCTTGTAGGCGTTTACCGCCTTCTGCTCGATAGAAGTGAGGCTGAGGTGAGAGAGGTCTCCCTTGTCGATTGCGAGGGAGATGTCAGCACGACGAGCTGCGTCTGGGACAGCTTCGCGGACGGCGCGAGAGAGGACGGCGGTCACCCGGTTTTGCGAGGCAATGGCTCCGCGAAGAGTATTCCCGAGTTGCGCGACTGTGAGGCCGCCAGCAAAAGCCCGATCGACAGCCTTCGGAAGAAGCCTGGCCCCGCCGTACAGTATGGCGATAGCCGCTCCCATTACCGGGTCGTGCTGCGTTAGGCCAACCACCCCACCGACAACAGCAACGCCTGCTGCGTTCTTGAGGGAGCCCGCGGAGAGGGGGGACTTTCCGGCAGCGACTGTAGCCTTAACGTCTTCGTAGACGTGCGCGAGGAGGCGGGGTGACCGAGCGAAGAACGCACCAGCGCCAGCCCCTACGAGCGTGTCGAGGATCGCGTGGTCCTCGGACAGGCGATTGGCCAGGACAGCGCCGCCCAGCACTCCGGCGAGGGTTGCGAGCTGTTTATAATCCGTCCCGCCGAACATGGAGACGCGTGGGCCAGCCGGCATCTGCTTGGAGCCTTCGACAGGGACCTCAAGCCAGGTGTGGCCAGCAGAGTCGCGGTGGGTCTTGGCACCAAGTTGGCGGAGAAACTTCTCAACATCACCTGCATAGCGATCGTAGATGCCTTGATGCTCGGGGCGGTAAGTGGGAGCGCCGGTTCGTTGTTCCGCCCCGTAGCGCTGATCTGGCCACCCTTCTACCTTCGCCACGGTATCCGCCGTAGCGAACCGAACGCTCGCTTCTCCCTTTCGGGCAGCGTCGGCGAGTTCTTCCCTAATGAGGCGCTTGTGCCAGTCTTTCAGGAGGGGGCGGACGAGCTCAACGTCGCCGCGCGCCATTAGCTTAGCATTGGCTTCTGCCTGCACAGTCCTGTACGAACGGACTGCTTCGCGAGTCGCTTGCGAAGCGCGGTCAGGATTTGCTGGATCAAGCGCTGCTTCAATACGAGCTTGAGCCCGATCACGCTCCCCCATTAAGCGAGTTCGTTCTTCTTCCGTCAGCGTCTTCCCCGCCTTCTGCGCAAGGTCGCTTTGAATCTCTACAACGTGGCGGATGCCGTTCTCTTCAAACACCCTTGTATGCCCAAAGTATTGTGGGTCATTAAAGTGATTTGCTTGCCCAACGTCAAGCCATTCTGGCAGCCGCCAGATGTGAGTGAGTGCCGGAACTTCCCCCGCTGCTGCCGCCGCCGCTTCTTCTGGAGGCGCGTCCCTCCATTCGTCTGGATCGCGCATCGACTCGGTGCTTCGGTCAATCCGCTCCAGCCCATACTCGGCATAAGCCAAGTCATCAGCACGCTTCAAAACAAAGTTGCCTGTTCTTTCTTTGACTCCCTTCACCAGAGCCACTGCGGAGATTTCTTCTCCCGGATGCGCGTCCAGCACGGCTTGCAGAACTTCCTTTTCTGCTTTTGTAATGTCGGGCCGTTGTAGTTGCTCCCGCACTGATGCCTTCGAGAAAGCTTCCCGACCTTGCGGCAAGCGGTCAAGCGTTTTCAGTCCGTACTTCCCGCCGGCAAGCAGCGCGCCGATCGTTACCGCCCCGCCGGCGAGGGCCTTGTCAGACGCTTCATTTTGCGCAAGCTCGTACGCCCCGAATGCCAGACCGGCGGCGGCGAGGGCCTTCCCCGCCTCAGTTGTAAAGCCGGCCTTCCTCGAGCCGGTGACGTCGCGGAGCGCCACACGCTCTTCCGCGGTCATGTCCCAAGATTGTCCGGCGCGCAATTTCCTGATAGCGGAGTCGGCCGATGACTCAGTCTCTGTCGCATCGCGGGAACCAGTTCGTTCCGCCCGGCGCGCCGTCGCTATATTGTCAGGATCAAACCCAGAGACGCCGCCGAGTTTCTTTTGGACTTCCGCCGCCAGCGTTGGAGCTTTCTCGTACAAAGCCGCCATCGCTGTGCGAGGGTCTTGTGCGGAGCGGATCTGTTCTGCCAGGTCGTTGATGTGAGCCTCGACCACACGCTCTTGGACTGCCGGGTCGCCAGAACCTTTGGCGCCGTAACTTGCGCTTGATTTGGGGGTTGCCGAAGAAGTTGGGGCAGCGGGATCGCTTTGGTGGCGATCAAGCACTGCTTCCACCCCTGGCTTTGTTGGGGCAGGCTTAGCCGCGGGTTTGGCCGACAGCTGGCCTATGGCATCCAAGCTCGCTTTGCCGCCTTTAGCCAACCCGCCCAGCATGAGCATGTTGACCATCTC